ATGCCCCTTACCGATGTCGCTGTCCGTGCGGCGAAACCTCGCGAAAAGCCCTACAAGCTGGCCGATGGCCAAGGCATGTACCTCGAGGTCATGCCGAACGGCTCAAAGTACTGGCGGTTGAAGTATCGCATCGATGGTAAGGAGAAACGGATGGCCCTCGGGGTCTATCCGGCTGTGACCTTGCTGGCTGCTCGGAAGGCTCGTGATGAGATCAAGGATCAGTTGCGCGGCGGGCTCGATCCATCGCACGAAAAGAAGCGTGTAAAGGCGCAGCGCAGCCTCGATCGCGCGAACTCGTTTGAGCCCATCGCGCGGGAATGGCATGAGCAGAAGAAGGGTGCATGGAGTGTGCGACACGCCGACCGCGTCATGAAGCTGCTTGAGCGCGAACTGTTCCCGGTGCTCGGTGCGCGACCCATCGCCGAGATCACGGCGCCCGAGTTACTGGCGGTGATTCGAAAGATCGAGTCGCGCGACGCGATCGAGCTTGCGCACAAGGCGATCCAGGCTGCGAGCCAGATCTTTCGCTACGCGATTGCCACGGGCCGTGCAGAGCGTGATCCCGCGCCTGATCTCCGCGGCGCCCTGAAGACTCGCACTGTTGTGCACATGAAGCGCGTCAGCGAGTCGGAACTGCCTGAGCTGATGCGGAAGATCAGCGCGTACGACGGCGAGTACCAGACCCGACTGGCGCTGCAGTTCATGGCGCTGACGTTCGTCCGTACGAGCGAACTCCGGTTCGCTGAATGGACTGAGATCGACGAAAAGAAGAAGGAGTGGAAGATACCGGCAGAGAAGATGAAGATGCGCACGCCGCACATTGTGCCGCTGTCGACGCAGGCCCTCCAGGTGGTGGCGAAGCTCCGTGAGCTGAACGGTCACAGCCAGTTCCTGTTCCCGAGCCGATCGAGCTCCAAGAAACCGATGAGCGAGAACACGATTCTGTATGCCCTGTACCGGATGGGCTACCACTCGCGTATGACGGGGCACGGCTTCCGCGGCCTCGCGTCGACCATCCTTAACGAGCACAGCTTTAACCGGGACTGGATCGAACGTCAGCTGGCGCACAGCGAGCGCGACGGCGTCCGGGCGGCCTACAACCACGCCGAGTACCTGCCCGAACGCAGAAGGATGATGCAGTGGTGGGCCGACTATTTGGTGAGTCGCAGCACGGTTGTTGTCAGCGAACCTGTCTCGTCCCATACCGCCACGTCATGATGGGCCGACAGCGGCGCGCTTTCGCCTCCCCCCACAATGCCCCTAACATCGTGATGGTAAACGCGGTACACAATGCACAGAGGCTCCAATATAATCGGCCCAGTGTCGCAGCACCGCCCTTGGCGCGTTGAAACCGATGAGTTGCGGCACAGAGAGAGACCACTATATGAGAAAAATCATCGCAATCCTTCTGTGTGCGGCCTTGGCTGTGCCCACCATCGCACTAGCCGGAGCGGGGCACTATGCCGGCGGACATGGATCTTCGCACAAGGGCGGGAAATATCAGAACGCTCGTACCGGAAACCATTACGAGCATCGCCGCTAACTAAAATTCGAAGGTTTCGTGAAATCGGTATTTCGCGAAATACTCGCGGTTAGAAGAGACTCACTTAAAAATCAGAATCGGGGAAATTTGTGTCAGATATTGCCGATAGTGCAGCTCAGGAGCAACCGACAAATCAGGCTGCTGCAGTTGACCAGCAAAAGACTGTGGATATCCTCACGTACTCCGGGCAAGTCAGCCGCGCGGGTTATGAGATGATCTGCAATGAACTGGTAAAGCAGAAGAGCGACAAGCTGCTGCTAGTTCTCACCACGCCGGGCGGCGATCCCCATGCCGGGTTTCGTATCTCGCGAGCGCTTCATCACCACTACGATTCTTTCGATGCGGTCCTACCTGGCGCCTGCAAAAGTGCGGGCACGTTAATCTGCATCGGTGCGTCCCACCTCTGGCTCGGTGATCAGAGCGAATTAGGGCCACTTGATATTCAAGTGAAGAAGCAGGACGAGATAGTTGGACGAAACTCGGGGCTGGACATTCTTCAGGCCGTCAACTACTTGCAGAATCAGGCGATGGCTGCGTTTCGAGGATATCTTTTAGAACTGACAACCCAGGCGGGGCTTTCCACAAGAGTCGCTTCTGATATATCGTCAAAATTGACAACAGGATTGTTTTCTCCGATCTTTGGGCAGATCGATCCGATGCGGTTGGCCGAAATGCAGCGAGCGACGGACATTGCCTTCGCCTATGGGACCCGGTTAAATGAACGGAGCCAGAACCTGCGGCAGAATGGCCTAGAGAGGTTGGTTGTAAGCTATCCGTCACATGGTTTCGTGATTGATCGTAAGGAAGCTGCAACAATTTTCACAAGTGTTGACAAACCCAAGGGTCTGCTGCAAGCCCTAAGCCAAGCGTTGTACGCTAGTATGGTGAAAAATTACCAGGACGAAACGCCAGCCGTAACGTTCATGCCTGGTATGCCGGACCCGCTCACTTACACCGCCACTCAATCCGATGGAGAGGAACATGCGCACGTACCAGACCCCGCCCAGGGTACGAACCGCGATGACGGAAGTAGCCCTGAAGCAAGCGCAGACAGCCAGCAAACTCAACGGCTACGCGCGCTCGCACTCTCCGTCTACCCCGACACCAAGTCCGGCGCCTAAGAGCGTAGATCTTGCGAAGCTTTTTTCGCGTTGATCGAAAGCCCCGCCCCGAGCGGGGCTTTTCACGTCACTATTGACGACCCCGCCCATGCTCAGTTCCTTCGCCTTCCAGCTCGGTTCGTTCGTCATCTATGTCAGTGTGCTCGCTGGTGCGGTATGGACCGGCGCGCGGATCAGCCGGTGGAGCGGGCGGCCTTGGATCGGCGTGGTGGCATTCGCTGCCCTGTTCTTCGGGATTGGTCTCCTCCTAGCACTGGGCGGGTTGCCTGCACCAGCCGGCTACGCGAACGATGACTGATGTGACTTGCCGATTCTGAGAGGCGTTATCGCATTCCGGCACGTCTCATCTCGTCACGCAGGAGATGCATCAACCGGTACAACTGCCCCTGCGCGCCGGCGAGATCGCCCTTGTTCGCGACGTTCTTGTCGGTGTAGATGTACCACTCCTCGATTCGCTCGAGGGACTTCCTGAGCGCGCGAATCTCGAGGATCAACCAACGCACCTGCAGGTCGGTGTACTCGCGCCAGAGAGCACGCAACTCAGCGTCCGTAGGAGCATCAAACTCCGGTATGGCGGGCTTCATCTTGAAGCGCCGATCCGTCAGAGGTACACGATTGCGATCGATCCTGGTGGCCTCGATTGGCTTGCATGGACCGAGGAATGTCGATCTCTCGTCGTTTTCGATCCAGAACTCGAACTCACTTTTCGTGAGCTCGACAGGCGTCCTCAGGCGGTTCTTGTCGCCCAGAAAGCTGTACTCCCAGATGTAAGCCCACTGCGGTTTGATCACGGCTGAAATACTGTATAAAAACACAGTGTATCGTGGGCTAAGATGGTGGCGTCAAGGCGAAAAATTGGGGACGGCCGATCTGGCCGGGCTCAGCCCCGACATCTCACCGGAGGCTGGCATGTCGATTCTGCGAGGCACGGCTTTGTGGACCGACAAGAAGCTGCTGCAGTTGCCTTCGACGCAGGATATGCTTGCGAAATCGAAAAATGACGCGGGGATCATTGAATGCCTAACCTCGAGGGCCTGAGCTATAGCGAACTTGTCGCCCGTACCGAATGCGTTATACGCGCGCTGCTAGCTCGATCTGCCGCCGCCGCAGATCCCGAAGGGGCGCGAAAATTTCGAGATCTTGCGCACGGCGCGCTCATTCTGTGGTCCACCGTCGCATACCGGGCGTCGTTGAGAGTCGGTGAGGTCGACAAATACGTGGCCGATCAGGATCGGCTTAATGCAATATTTCCCGAAGGCACGATGAGCGTTTGATGGTCTGCATAGGAGACGAGAATGGCAATCACTAACGAGCAATTGGCCGATCTCTTGATGGGCATAGCAAGATCGCAGAAGGCAGTTGTCGATGCAGTCGCTCAGCATCTTGGCCAACAGGGCGGCCAAGCGTTTCGATTGGGTGCCGTGATACCGGCTCTTCAAGCTGCCGCGGGGATTGCCAATCGAGGACAGCCGACGTTGCATGATCTCCCATCCAGGATCTTGCTGCAGATCCAGAGTCCACCTCCGGCGGGCGCACCGCGCATCGAGGAATGGGCGAGTCAAGAACTGACGAGAATATTGGGGTAGCCGATGGGAATCCGCACGGAACAAGATCAGATCGATTCGACGAGCCAGCAGGATGTTCGTCGGAGAGAATCCGATGCGCGAGTACCCGATCGTGAAGCCATTGAGGAGCTGGCGCGCCGGATTGCAATGCGCCTGACACCACATGCACTCTGGGATCTCGCCGAGGTCGCGGAGTATTTACACCGCAGCGGCCAACACACTCGCCAGTGGATCGTCACGCAGAAAGGTTTCCCGCGGCCGATCCGCATTCCGTCAGGCAAGAGCTCGACGGAGCGCGCACGGCCGCTGTGGCGCGCGAAGGACGTGATCACGTGGGCCGAGTCTCACGTCCAGGAGTGACTTGCGAGTTGCGGTGGATTATCGACCGAATCTACACAGGTGCGATTTGATGGGCATACTTTCCAAAGAAGAGTTGATCGAACTCACTGGCGGACTGAAGCAAGGCGCTGCCCAAATCCGCTGGATCGAGCGCGCCCTCGGCATCAAAGCGCCGAGACGCATCGACGGTACGCCAATGATCACTTGGGAGCAGATCAACAACGTGCTGCAACCTGCTCAGCCTGAATCGACTCGCTCGAAGATCAATTGGACCGTGCCGCTATGACGTAGCGGCAGCAGCTTATCCACGTCTTCGATCGAAATGAGCCCACAGCGGTTTAGACTTAGCGTCCCGAAGCGGATCATGTTATGCACCGTGCGCGCGCTCACTCCCAGCATCTCGGCGGCTTGCTTCTGGTTGACCGGCGAAGGGCGCGGATGGCGGTTCGCATAGAGTTCGACCGCGCGAAGAGCGATGCGTAGTTCGCGTTCTTCGTCGATGTCGTGGCCACTATTGCTGACAGCGGCGCCGATCCTTGATCGTAGTCACTCGTCGAAGTTGATCGAAAGATCCTCGTGCTGATCGCGCTGCATGTTACCTCCGGTCGATATTGCCTTCGTCAGTAACCAACCATCCGGCGGATTTTTAGATCCGACGCAGTCATGTATTCGGCATCGGGGCTAACGTAGTAGCCGCGCCCGAGCCTCTTCGGAGCAGGATGGATCAGGCCATTCTTTACCCATCGTAGGACGGTGTTCTTGGAAGGGGGTATTCGCCGAATGTCTGATCAACCCAAACGCTCAACGGTATCAACTTGGGTTTGGATTTGGTCGATGGAGAAGTGGGCTGAGATGTCTGGGAGGGCTTCTGAGCGATGTCGTCCAGCACCTTCTTGATTTCCACTTCGTCTCTTGCAATTTGGCGAGCCATCCGCTCAACAAGGGGACGCTTGCGTTCCGCTTTTTCATAGTCGACCCAGCGTAAGTACTCGAGCACATTCAATTCAAGTTTGCCGTCGCCAATGTAACGATAGTGCCGGTCTCGTTCGAGGCGACGACGGCGCATCTGGCTGATGAGAGTCGATGCTTTCCGGTTTACCAACGTTGCAGCTTCTTCCAGTGGAACCCATTGTCCGTCGTCGCGCTTCGACATTAGCACCTCCTGGTGTTTTGCCCATATGTTCGCATCGTGTGGCAAGGTGCGCAAAAGTTCTGCTTGACGACGTAACACGAGAGACATAATCTTGTACTGCGCTTGAGACAACAAGCGCCGGGTTTGGCGACCTGTCACTCAAGGCGGACGACGACCGCCATACGGCGGTATTTTTTCGTCTGTACACTACGCATACGTCCAGTCATGGGCGGGCGATGGTGGGGATACCCGCGAGGGTATGCCGGATGCCTTGAGTGCCGGTTCGCCAACCCTGTCATTTGCCCGCCCACCCCGTTTGGCGACGGAAGGCGGGTCCAACACTCAAGGATCCATGATGTCTACCGTCACGTCTTCGTCTGTTCCTCCCTCCCCACCCGACTATACCGATCCGGCGTTTTGCGGCACGCTGATGAGTGACCATTGGGTCACCGGCGACGACAGCGAATTCGCCAGGGTTCCGGCGAACCTGATCGCCGACGTGTATCGCGCGTCTAACGCAATCAGCACAATCGCCCGGCTGGTTCATAACAGCAGTTGCGAGCCGGACATGTCGAATGCTGAACCTCTCGGACATGCGGCCCACCTCGGACTGCTGAACGCGGCCGAGCTCGTCGGCCAGTACCTGACCGAAGTCGCGGATCGAATGGTCGAAGGCATGCAACTGGCCAAGCGCGCTAGCGAGTCCGCGGAGGTTAGCCATGACTGACATTCGCGCATTGAAGACGCTCCCGGAGGCGCTCCCCAACGTAAGCGTGATGACCAGCATGCTTTGCGTGACGGGCGGCCTCCGGATGCTAGATGCCGTGGAAGCATCGTCGTGTCACCTGACGGTTGCGCTCGACGTGCTGAGCGACATCGCAGCCAATACAACCGAAGGCTCGAATCGGCTTTATGCCGTTCTCACGGCCGTAGGAGTAGCCAAGGGGCTGCTCGATTCCGCTGTCGCGGCTGTCGCGGCTATCGCGGTAGACGGCAAGGAGGCGCATCATGGCTAAAGTCCACCGGCCGGGCAGTACACTCAAATGGCTCGGCGACTCGCTGCTTTGCAACAGGGATCCCGCTTTTTTTCGACTCATGCGCTCTGATGGGGGGATCGAGGACATGTCACTCCGAGAATGTCTTGCGGTTGCACATCGTATCGATCCATATGGGCGCCGCCGCATTGTGTTGGCGCTCGAGTATGGGTTGCAGCACAATCTACTTGCTGATGAGGACCGTGACGCTTGGGTCACCCAGCGTGCTCATGTTCTATCGTGGGAGACTGAATAACGTTCTGCGTTGCAACATGGCGCATACATTTCGTCTGGCGTAACCTTTGACACGCTCACTGTTATTTTCCCATAAGCGATGGGCTATTTGAAATGGCGATTCCAACCGAATCAGAGTTTACTCGTTGCCTTGCTAAGATTGACGAATATCCTCTCAATGTGATCGGGTACTCTGATCGCAATCCATGTTGTGGCTGGGAGGCAGCTATTGTTGATGATTATGTGGTGGACAATAATTTCAAAAAATTCAAATCTCGTAATATCAAGGAATGTGAGGCTCCGCTTATTTTTGTGTGGGATAGATTATCCGAAAGGAGACGTGACATTTTTGATAGTGAGGTGATGCGATGGTTGCTCGCCTCGCCGGAGTATTTGAGGGTGTATAACAAGCTCTTTCCGAAAGGATTTAGGGTGGTTCCGGAGGGAGAGATCGCGATTCTTCGCCAAGAATTTGTTTCTTGGGCGTTCGAGCGACTTTGCAAAGCTGCAAATTGGGAGGCCAAGACTCGCACGAGAAGCGTGCCAGCATACTATATATCGGAGCGAAATAGGATATTTGAAGATCAGAAAGATGGATTTCGCTGGATAAGAGGTATCATTTCCGCGATTATGGAATATCATTATTCTAATTCCGCTGAATTGATGCTTGAGCAAAAGAAGACGTATAAAGAAAGAATAATCAAGGCGATCGCGGGGATAGATAGTTTGCGGTCGCTTGCGGGTGATGATGTGGTCGCGAGGCTTATGAGGAATTTATATGATGGCAGGGATTTGCTGACGCAATTTAAGGGGAGTCAGGGTAGGTTGGAGCGAATGGATAATTTAAGGCAGTGCTTGAGTGACATGCTCGAAGTCGATCCCGACGCTCTGTATCCCATTTCACGCCTCGACGGTACTGCGCGGGCGCGAATATTCGTTTATAGAATGGCCGGAGTGAACTGGCGCGAGTTCAAGTCATACAAGCCGGCTCAGATCGCAGACCTCATGTACATGGAAGGATTCGATGTTCAGATAGAACAGCGGACCATTGAGCGACAGTGCTCAAATTTCATGTCTATGGATCGAAAATACTGGACGCAGGTCGAGGGCACGAGAGGGGGGGCTGCGTACATGGAACGCCTAGCTGAGTGGCGACGGTTGTTAGATAAAAACAGAAAATAACTGTCGCGTCGGTGGTTGATGATTTCCGCGACGTAACCGCCGTTACGATAAGGCCGCCAAATACATAGCATTAGCTCACCAAGTCCTCCAACGGTGAGCGAACGTGAAGAAGACAGTAGCGCAGGCCGATTCCGGCACGCCGACCGAGCCGATCCTCCCGCGGGTCGGTCTCTCCAGATGGGCACAGATCGCGCCCTTTATTCCGATGTGCCGCGAGTCCTGGCGGAAGCTGGGGCTCGCCGGTAAAGCACCCCAGCCGATCCGGATGAGCCGCACCCACTCCTGCTACAGCAACGCCGAAGTGCATCGCTGGCTGGCGGATCCGCTCGGCTATGTTGCGGAGCCTCAGGGGCGGCAGGAGTCGGCGTGAAATCCGACCGAGATGCACACGAACATGGTCGACAAGGTGATGAAGGTCGGCAAGGTTTATGTGCCACGTTTCAGGTGTTGTGTGGCTACTTTCTGGGTGTCAGCGGCGGCGTTTCTGCCATGTTCGCTTGTGAATCCGTCGGTCGTGTAGTGAACCGGATGCGACGGGTTCAAGAAATGACCGGGAAACAGACGTAGGCTATGTCCGTCGACCGCCAATCGATGGATAAAGAGGGAAGCCCCGCTTGGGGAGAGTTGAGGTAAGCCGAACCCTCCGGCAAACCGAACCGGCTTGGCCGCCGGCAGCTTTCCCCCAGCGGGGTTTTATTTTGTCTAATTCGCACTGCTTAGGAAGTGGTGGGAAAGGATGGTGGGTATGAGACGCGTTGAAATTGATCGATCAGTTGTCGCTGACGAAGCGCGAGAAAGGCGAATCGCAGAACTCGGACGCTTGATTGAAGCGTCGTGTGATTCGGCCACGCGTCGGCAGCGATGGCTCGAGATGCAAGCCGAGATCTCGGCACGGAGTTCTGACCAGGTTGTTCGGATGGAACGTGCGCGGGGGCTGAGCCGATGAGAATGCTCCTCAAACGTGGCTTGCTTCTGGCATATAACGCCGGCTTCTTGTCGCTGCAGAACACGCAGCGGATCTATGACTTCTTCCGTCTGTCGAGGCACTGATGGCCGCCACCGATTACCTGCTCGATCTCGGGCATCCCGTCGCCTACTACCCGGGCCTGGTTAAGCATCTCGGCAGCGTCAATGCCGTTCTGTTCTTCAGCCAGATTTTCTACTGGCAGGACAAGGCTGCGTCCGAGCTTGGCGTGTACAAGACCGTCGAAGAGATCGAAGCCGAGACCGGGATGACCTATCGCGAACAGGTTACTGCCCGCAAGCAACTGGTCGAACGTGGTGTGCTGGTCGAGACAAACAAGCGACTCGAGCATCGCGTCTACTACCGAATTGACCTCGATCGTTTGAACGAGATCTTGGAATCCGCGAACTGCGGAAAGCGCATTTCGGGGGAGCCTGATTCCGCAGTCCGCGGGGCAGCGAAAGCGCAAGTCGTTAATAAGACAAAGACTACTACAGAGACTACATCAAAGAGTACGGCTGACGCGTCAGCCGAGCGTGTGCCGGATCAGAAATTCGAAGAAGCGTGGCGGCAGTATCCGAAGCGTGAAGGCTCGAATTCGAAGCAGGCAGCTCAGCGTGCGTGGAACGCTCGGATCCGTGAAGGCATCGATCCGGGTGTGCTGGTCGCAGCGGTGGTCGCCTACGCTGCGGCGATGAAGGCTGCCGGAAACATCGGCACGCCGTACGTCAAGCAGGCGTCGACGTTCTTCGGTCGCGACCGGCACTTCGAGGAATTCGCGAGGCCTCAGGCTGCAGCCGGCGAACTCTTTGCCGATGCCCAGGACGTGCCGTGGTGGAAGGCCGCGGGCTTCACGTACCAGTGGCAAGCCACGAATGCCGGCTGCAGCGAGCGCTCGGCACACCTCTGGGCCAACGGTGTACGGCAAGGAGCGCGGGCATGAACGCGCGAGAACTGGCCGAACTGATGGCGCAGAACGCGCAAGCCATCGCCGAACACCTCCTGCCCAACGGCCGCAAGTCAGGCAAGGAATGGAAATCGGGCAGCACGGCGGGCGAGAAGGGGCAAAGCCTGTCCGTATGCCTCGGCGGTGCCAAGCGCGGCGTATGGAAGGATTTTGCCAGCGGCGAGGCGGGCGACCTGCTTGATCTCTGGTGCGCGTGCCGATCACTGTCGGTGGCCGACGCGATGCATGAGGCAAAGCAGTTCCTCGGTGTGCGGGACGACGTGCCGAAGCGGCAGGCACCGACATATCAACGTCCGGGCCGGCCAAAGGCAACGCGCCCGACGAGCTTGCTGGAAGAGTGGTTCGGCGGCCGTGGAATTACGCCTGAGACCGTGAGGGCGTTCCAGATCGCTGAGCAGACCAACGGGCCGAAGACTCACATCGTGTTTCCGTATCTCCGTGGTGGTGAGCTCGTCAACGCCAAGTACCGGAACATCGGGGACAAGAAGGACATGCGGCAAGAGTCCGGCGCCGAGCCGTGCCTGTTCGGTTGGAACCTGATCGACCCGAGCCAGCGCGTCGTTGCGATCGCCGAAGGCGAGATCGACGCGATGACGCTGTACCAGGTCGGGATTCCGGCGCTGTCTGTGAACGCCGGCGCCGGCAATCACCAGTGGATCGACAGTGACTGGGAACGGCTCGAACGATTCAGCGAGATCCTGCTCTGTTACGACAACGACGAGGCCGGCCGTAAAGGGGCGCATGAAGTGGCGAACCGGCTGGGTATCGAGCGCTGCCGAGTCGTGTTCTTCGGTGAATCGAAGGACGCGAACGAATACCTGCTCGCGGGTGCCACCGCGGAAGATTTCCGCCGTTGCTGCGACCAGGCATCGGGCTTCGATCCGGACGAATTGAAGTCGATCGAGCGCTTCTGGTCGAACGTGAAGTCGATGTTCTACCCGGCGCATGAAGAGGCGAACTTTCCGTACTTGTCGTTCTGCGGCCGCAACGAACTCTGGTTTGAGTTCCGTCCCGGCGAAGTCACGGTCTGGACGGGTATCAACGGACACGGCAAGTCCTTGTTGCTCGGTCAGGTGCTCATCGGATTGATGTGCCAGGGCGAGCGCGCGTGCGTCTTCTCGGGCGAGATGCGGCCGGAGATGCAGGGGAAGCGGATCGCGAAGCAATTGGGTGGTCTGGACCGTCCGGCGCCGGACTATCTTGACCATATGGGCGCGTGGCTGCGCGATCGGCTGTGGGTCTTCGATCTTGTGGGAGTAGCGGCGATTGAGCGTCTCGTGACGGTCTTTACGTACGGCTTTAAGCGTTATGGGATCCGCCACTTCGTGATCGACAGCCTGATGATGACCGACGTCCCTGAAGACGGCCACGGCGCCATGACGGCGCAGAAGGAGGCGATGCGGCTACTCGCCAATTTTGCACGTCAGTACAAGGTCCACGTGCACCTGGTCGCCCATCCGCGTAAAGGCCAGGACGAAAAGCGCAGCCCCGGAAAGATGGATGTCGGCGGTAGCGGAAAGATCACCGACGCCGCAGACAACGTGTTTTCGGTCTGGTCCGCTCAGAAGGAACACGACGACGACAGTGTCGACGAACCAGATGCGTTCCTCACGCTGCTGAAGGCGCGAAACGGCGAGACTCAACGCCGGTCGCTAGCGCTGTTCTTCAACCGCGACTGCATGCAGTTCGGACCGAGCGAAAGCAGGCGCCCGTATGTGTACCTCCCCTTCACCCATACCGGACAGGAGTACATCGCGTGAGTGGCATCGATTGGTCCAAGTACGGTCGAATTCCGAAGGTGTTGAAGAAGCCGGACGTCGAGATTTCGTTTCGTGACGTCGATGGCCGGATCATTTGCAGCGCCTTGTTTCCCGTCGACCGGCTCGATGAAGTGATCGACAAACTGCGCGCCCAGCGTGATTTCTGGCTATCCGAAAGGGCTGGGACGTGAAGCAGATCGAGCGGCACGGATCGGCGCAGCGGCAGATCTGCCTACTCCTGGCAAGTCAGGGCGCCATGACGATTAACGAGATTGCGGCGGTGCGGGGTGTCCATCCGCGAGCGACAGCTCGTCAATTGGATGCTTTGACTGAAGCCGGATTCGTTTCGACATCAGGCACGCCCAAACGCTATGCCCGCACCGAGAAGCCGATTCCGGCGGTTGTGCCTCTCGCCCCGAAGTCCGCGCGTATTGCCGAGTGCGGATTTCGGCGATGGTGATCAATCGTTTCGGCGAACGTGATCAGTCTGGAAGGTGGTGTTGCGCGGTCAATGGATTATAGCGACGGTGATCACGATCAGGCGTCAGCGGACTCGGATTTCGTTTTCTTTCTCATCGAATCGCCCTTGACCGGAAGCTTGTGGGCCTGATGCACGAGCCGATCGAGAATCGCATCGGCGAGCGTGGGGTCCTGCAGCCACGCGTGCCAGTGTTCGAGCGGCAACTGGCTGGTGATCACAGTCGAGCGCGTACCGACACGATCATCAAGTACCTCAAGCAGATCATTGCGCGCCGCCTGGTCGAGATCCTGCAAGCCCCAATCGTCGAGGATCAGCACATCAATCTTCGCGAGTTGCGCAAGCCGACGTGTGAAGCTGCCGTCGCCGTGCGCGATTTTCAGCTCTTCGAACAGCCGCGCGACGCGCACATAGAACACGGAGAAGCCCTGCCGGCACGCCTGCTGGCCGAACGCGCAAGCGAGCCACGTCTTGCCCGCGCCGGTGGGGCCGGTCAGGATCAGGTTCTGAGCATTGCGCACCCAGTCGCAGCCGGCGAGCGTGGCGACGATGCGCTGGTCCAGCCCACGGGTTTGCCGGTATTCAATGTCTTCGACGCAGGCCTGTGGGTTCTTGAGCTTCGCGGCGCGCAGCAAACGTTCGAGTCGTCGCGTATCACGCCAGGCCAGCTCGCGATCTACGAGCATGCCCACGCGTTCCTCGAATGACAGGCTGGTGCTTGCCGTGAGCGTTGACTGCTCCTCGAACGCGCGAGCCATGCCGTCCAGTTTGAGCGCCTTTAGCTGGGTAAGGGTGTGCTGCATCAACATCGTGACCTCCTTCGGGTCAGTGGTAGTAGTCGGGGCCGCGCACGTTCTCGTGCTCGGGCGAGCGCCATTCGGCGGGCGTGGTCGGGAGCGAGGGCTGCAGGTCAAGTCCCGCTTCCAGGATTGACAGCACGGAGCGACGCGTGGGCGAGCCGATCTTCAATGCACGCTGGCATGCGGCCTCGAGGCGGTGTTTGCCGTACTTGCGCGCGAGCGAGAGAAGACCGAGACAGGCGCGATAGCCCATCTCGGGGTGAGGTTTGTTGGTCAGCAGATGCCGCACGACAGCCTCGGCGCCGGGGCCGACGGATGCGCCCCAGTTGAGCAGGCGCCCAGGCGTCCATTCCATGTGCGCGCGATGCGCAGCCGGCATGTGTTCGGCGATGGTCGTGTGTTTGCCTTTGAGGCGCGAGCGAGCGTGCGCAGCGACACGCTTGCCGCCATGCAGGATCTCTACGCCGTGGCGTGTGATACGCGCCCAGACCTCCTGCCGTGCGAGGCTATGCGGGACGCTGTAATAGTGGCCGCCGACATCGACGTGGTAATCGATGTTCACACGGCACTTCTGGAAGGTGGCGATCTCGTAGCGACGCACGGGCAACGGGCGCAGGACGGGTTGGTCCAGCCGTTCGAACCATTCACGCCGGTTGCCTTCGAGCCGCTTGAACGGGCGCTGGTTTAGGTCGGCGATCAGTTCTGCAATCGCCTTGTTGAGTTCAGCCAGACTGTAGAAGCGATAGTGGCGCAGTCGGGCCAGCACCCAGCGCTCGACGATCTGCACGCCGACTTCGACCTTGGCCTTGTCCTGCGGTTTGCGCGGACGCGCCGGCAGCATCGCGGTGCCGTAGTGGTTCACGAAGTCCTGCGTGGTCGTGCCGAGTCCGGGTTCGTAACGGTCGGGTCGCGCGATCAGCGCCTTCGGGTTGTCGGGCACGAGCAGCTCGGGCACGCCGCCAATGAACTCTAGCGCATCGCACAGGCTGCCGATCCAGTCCGCCATCGTCTCGGTGCGCGTCGCGCACGCGAACGTGTAGTTGGATGCGCCGAGCACGGCAACGAACACGTGCGCCTCGAACTCGACGCCGCCATCGCTCGCCAGGACCGGCACGGTGGGACCCGCGAAGTCCGCGAACAGCTTCTCGCCGGCGCGGTGCTGCTGACGCATCGAGCGCTTGATCGACTTCGCCCAATCCTTGTACTTCTGGCAGAACTGCGTGTAGCGGTACGTCCGCTGGCCGGGGTTCGCTTCAGCGTATTCTTCCCACAGCAGTTGCAGCGTCACGCCCTTGCGGCGCAGCTCGCGATGCAATGCCGTGTAGTCGGGCTCGATGCGTCGCGTCGTCGTCGCCGCGGCATTGGTTGCCGCAGGCCTCAGGCGCGCGTCCAGTTCGTCGTCGGACATTGCTTCGGCTGCCGCCCAATCGAGTCCCGCCTGGCTGGCTTGGGCCGCGAACTTCGAGACGGCACCGACGCTGATGCCGATAGCCCGGCTGATCTGCCGATGCGTCAGGCCACACGCCCACTTTAGTCGCAGGACTTCCTTCAATTTGCGCATGCTCATCCGAGGTGTCGGCATCGGCACTTCTCCCGCAAAAAAGGGAGCAGGCTAACGCCGTCGGTGAATACATGCGCAACGCCACCGCCAGACTCAAACCCGGATTACGTTCCGGTTACGTGATCACCCGTTTCGGTCCCGTGATCGCTCATTCCGGCATCGTGATCACGCGTTTCGGAAACCTGTGATCAGCGATCACGATCAACCGAAACGGGTGATCACGATCATTCGGAATCCATGATCACGATCCGCCGAAATGCGTGATCACGTTCGCCGGAATACGCATGCCGAGCGCCGGCGGCGCGATAAGGCGCGGGTTAGTGCGCCGTTCAGGATTCCGGAACCGACGGAATTGGATCGTGTGATGTTGTCGTGGGTTGGAGTGAGTGCGTGATCTCTCTGCGGAACCTCTCCAATCCGGACCTCGTCGGTCACCGCATCTGCGAGCTGCTTGAAGAGCAGGGGATGCTCACGCAGGCAAGTCTGGGCATGCAGATCGGCGTTCCCCGCGGCACGATCTCGAAGTACCTCACGGCGCTGACGCACGAAGGCTATACGTATATCGCCAACAGCATTGCGTACTCGAAGCCTACCGATTCGAAGGGAGTCAGGCGCGGTGTAATTCTGTTGTACGCGAGAACAAAAAAGCCTCTACCGACCGCTCGCGAAGATTGGGAGGAGCTGGATGCAGTCGAACTGCACCGAATTATGTGCGGGATCGTTCAACGCGGGAAACAGGAATAAGTTGATCCTGTCTCCTTCACTTCGGTGATTTGCCCGGAAAGCCCGGGCTTTCTTTTTCTCGATGCGCCCTGAATCCGTTATATGTCCGTCGTGCAGACGCGAATGCCATCTCACGAGTCTCGAGATGGTTCGTGACGCCCGGTCGGGCAGATGGATCTGCTGGGATTGTCGCAAGGCGACCGAGTTGAAGCCGGCTTCTGTCCGGCGTGCCGAAGGTCAACGGCAGTAGCGCATCTGATTTGGGATCAGAGGGACGACCGCAAATAACCGGGAGCGGTATAGAAGAAACGGTAGTGGGGGCCATTAGCCCAGCCCTGAATAACCGGTGCCGAGCCGGCTCAATAAACGTGGACGAATGGCGGGGAAGCACCGCCACGTGCAGATGGATGGCTACCGCACCAAGGCGCAGCAGTCTGCACGAATCCGGATATACCACCCTCGGCCTAGCAACGCTTCTAAAAAAAGCGGGTGGGAGGTTATACCCTTTCCATCGGTCCGGAGTTGAACATGATCGCGTACGCCATCTTCACGTCTGACGGCACACTGCTTGCCACGATCTCAACATCCATTCACCCGACCCTCGAGCAGATGGCAGACTACTGCGCCGAGATCAACGGATTCGCCGATCGCGACGAATGGATGTACGAGGCGCGCATCGACAGCATCGCGTACGCGCCTGTTCACTGACGCCGTCAAAGGTTCGTGACGCGGCGGCCTTCAAGGCACGCAGCGAGGCATTCGGCTAGGCGGTGGGGAAGATCGACGATGGACTGCGGGCCGAGATCGCCGAGCTTTCCGGTTGCCAGCTTGTGCTCGTCGTGCACCGGTAGATCGCCGTGGTAGTCCCAGTTCACGATCGCATTCACGGCGTCAAGCTCGATCCATACGCAGCAGTCTGTCGCGTTGAGCGGGACGTCGTCATCCTCGTGGTGGAGCCGAAACAGCACTTGAGCTCGCTTCGGAAACGCAGCCTCGTGTTCCTCCGAATACTTGGCATGAAAGCCGTGCTCCCGAATCTCTTCGACGAAGCGCTCGAGCTCTGGTCTCATGTACTCGTTCATCATCGCTTCGAATGATCGACGCGACTCGAACATCACCGTGTTGAGGCGCCTGTCTTCATCTCGCCGCTTCTCGAAATCAGCCATCTCCTGCGCTGCCTTCGCCTCGAACAGTTCGCTATATCTTTTCATCTATGCCCCGTGGCCTATGGTCTTGTGTGGTGATCGCTTGAGGGCGACCGCTCTTGGTGCGCAGGCATTAAAGCACATCTGTCCCCGACTTCAATCTTCGTAGCTCTGGCCGTCGATCTCCTCGCGCGCGCGCACGTGCGCGCGCGGAAAGGCTCAAACGGGATGGCGCAGAAAGGGGAAGGTGGAGGAAGAAGGGGTCATGGGTGCCTCAAAAATATTCACCATCTTCTATTTCAACCCATTCGTTTACCTTTCGCCTACATTCAAAGGCTTTCATGCTGCGCCGCATCTGTTGATGTCGCCGCACCAATACGTGGCCGATACGACGCAAGTAATTGATTTTAGGCAGTTGGTGCGCTGCACACAAATTTGACATAAGGGCGGCTATCAGTAGAAACAGGGCATTATCACGGAGAGATGAGAACCATTCGCATCTTGGGATTACGAAATCCTAACTTTGGGACCACCCTAGGGCCACACGGACGGGGTGAGGAAATTTCGCGAACCCCCTCTCCAATCCGCGCAAGGGAAAAACATTGATGATCCTCCGCGAGGAGGAATCTCATGGCCCTGACCAATGCAGCGTTACTGACCGCGATTTCGGAGGACCGAGCGCTTGGCTCGGCGATGCTGTTTCCGCATCGACATCCTCAGGCGTCTCCGGCGTTCCACGTCGAGATGATGGACCTGTGGCGATGTGCTGACGAGTGGGTTCTGATCGAGGCGTTTCGGGAGGGTGCCAAGTCGACGCTGTCGGAAGAGCATCTGCTGATCGAAGCGTGCTTCGGCAACTTCGGGTACTGCCTGATCATCGGTGAGACGTACACGAAGGCCTGCCAGCGGCTCGAGGCGATCAAGTTCGAGGCGGTCCGGAACATGAAGCTGCAGGGTCTCTTCGGGCGTTTGAAGGAGGCCGGGCGCGTCTGGAACGAGCACCAGATGGAGTTGGCGAATGGTGTCTTGCTCGAGGCGCACGGCTGGGAGGAAGAATTCCGAGGCTTCAAGTGGCGCGACATTCGCCCTGATCGGGCGTATCTCGACGACATCGAGAACAAGGAGCGGGTCAAGGACAAGGCTGCGGTCGATGCCTCTATGCGGAAGCTCTACCTCGAACTGATCCCGGCGATGGACAAGGTCAAGGGCAAGATCCGCGTCACCGGGACACCATTGGCCGAGGACTGCATGATTACCCGGCTTCGAGACAACCCGGACTGGACGAGCCGACGGTATCCGATCTGCAACGGTGACATCGACGATCCTGCGACGGAAGCGTTGTGGCCGGAACGCTATCCGATGGACTGGATCCGCCGCAAACGTGACGAGATGGAGCGTGCGGGACAACTCCGGGGTTTCATGCAGGAATACATGCTCATGGCGATCGGGAGCCAGGACAAGCCGTTCGAATCGGATCAGATTCGGGAGTGTGCGGTTGACCCGGCGCCATGGCTACCGAAGGTCGTGATCACCGACCCGGCCCGGACTACGGACGTGAAGAAGAGCGACCGCACCGGGAGGGTGGTGGTCAGCCGGCTCGGCACGAAGATCTATGTGCACGCGAGCTCGGGTGAATTCTGGAAGCCCGACGAAGTGATTGACGACGCGTTCGAGACGTCGGCGCGGTACGGTGACGCTGCCGTCGCGATCGAGAAGAACTCGCTCGACGAGTGGCTGCTGCAGCCGATGCGCGCCGAGATGCTTCGCCGTGGCGTGACGCTCGCTCTTCGCCCACTGACTGCTCCGCAGGACCGGGACAAAACGCAATTCATCATGGGCATGCAGCCGTTCTTCGAGGCTGGCGACGTGGTGCTGGTCGGCGGCCAGGGCGCGCACCCGAAGCTTGTTGCGGAGATCCTGAATTTCCCCAGCGGCAAGCGCGACATCCTGAACGCCCTCGCGTATTTCCAGAGGGTTTTCTCAGGCTCGCCGGTGTACGAGGATTTCGGGCAGTGGAACCTCGTCGCTGAGTACGAGCCTAGTCAGCAGCATCCGCTTGCCCTGGCATTCAACTCCAACGGTACAGAGACGACCGCAGCGCTGATCTGCATCGAGGGACAGCGCATTGTCGTCGTCGCGGACTGGGTTTCTCCGGTGCCTCCGAAGGAGGCGGTACCCGACATCACGCAGCTTGTGCGCGCCGCGTTCCCTCGCGCGCGTGTGACGGCATGGTTGCCGGCCGACGTGCTCGACCAGGCAGATCGCATGCCGATCGTGTCCGCGCTTCGCGCAGCGAATCTGTACCCGATGCGGGGCTCATATATCAACGTCTCACGCGGTGCACTTTCTCCGCTGATCCGCACCGAGGCGAAAGCCCGGCGACTTTTTCAAGTCGACCAGGAGGGGGCAAAGCAAACGCTCAACGCAATGGCCGGTGGCTACAACTACCCCGTCGATCGCTCGGGAAACCGGAATACGCTCCCCGAGACTGGTCCGCATCGCACCTTGATCGAAGGGCTCGAGGCGGCCGTGTACGTGATCTGCTCGCAGCGCGCGGACGTCCTGCCAGAAGGCGTGAACATGGGCGTCAACCCGCAGGGCGTGAGTTACCTGACCACTTTGCCTCGGAGATGACCATGGCAGTCGATCGAAAAATCACCCCCAAGGCGCCGTCGCAGCGCCCGTCGGACTTCTACAAGGGCAAGCAGCAGGGCGGCGCGTACGGCCGCGCGGAAAAGGTCGGCGAGCGCATGTCGGGCGGCCCGATGCGCGAAAAGCTGTCGAAGCCGGGTCTGTGATCGTGAAGTCGCGTCGCGAATTCCAGGGTACGCGCTCCGAGTCGCGCCCGGTCGGCGACTTCTTCGCCGAGAAGACCGCGAAGAAGCCGAACACGGACGATCGGCCGAAGCGCACGCCGCGTGATCGCGGCACCGGCACTTCGCTCGAGCGCAAGCTCCGCGGCAAGGTGATCGGCTAAATCCTCCATGGCACGCCCAAAGAAGCCGAAGAAGCAGGACGACAAACCCGCGGTCGAAACACTGGACTCGCGGGCTTTAGACGCTGATAAGACCGGCGAAGAGATCGAGAACTGGGCCGACCGGCCCGATTCCGACGCTTACACCGAAGCGGCGAAGCTGTATCCGAAGATCGCGAAGTGCTACGAGAACAAGCAGGAGCAGATGGACCGCTGCGCCGAGTACTGGTCCATCTACAACGCCCAGCCGGATGAGAACCAGCAATACTCCGGAAACTCCCAGTGCTACATCCCCGCCGTGCGCAATGCCGTCAATGCGCGCATGAAGCGCACGCTGGCGCAGCTCTTTCCCGTGAACCACAAGCACGTCGGGGCGACCGGCCCGGACGGCAACATTCCATTCGCGCAAATCAGCCTGCTCGAGCATTACATCCGCTCGGCCGCGGTGAAAGACGTCGTTCGCGCGGACCTGATCGCCGGCGACGTGACGGGACAGTGGAACCTGTATATCGATTGGTCGCGCACGCAGCGCCGGATCACCGAGCTGATCAAGAAGCCGCCGATCCTCGAGGACCATGAGCTCGGCGGGGAGGTTGAAGACCTCGCTGCGGACGACGACGAATGGGACTGGGAGAAGGAAACGAAGGAGGTCACGACCGAGGGTCCGGAAATCGTACCGTTCGCCACCGAGGACCTGGCCGTCTATCCGCCGACGTGCAACGACATCGAGAAAGCCACCGCGACGGCGATCCGGCTGCGGCTGACGATCGACGCCGTGCAGCAGTTCGTCGATGAGGGCGTCTTCGTCGGCGTCTCGGCGAAGGAACTGGTCGACAACTTGGCGAAGCCGGACGGCGGCCGCGAGAAATACGTCCCGCCGAAGAAGCGCACAGGCGACGCCGGCATCCGTACGGAAGGCACGTTCAAGTACGCACTGATCTACGAGGTGCACACGAATCTGGATCTCGGCAACGGCAAGGAGCCGTGCTTCGTGTACTTCGCCGGCCAGGACGTGATCCTCGGCATCATCCGGAACCCGTTCTGGTCGGGCAAGCGGCCGATCATTTCGGCGCCGATCGAGCGCATCACGGGATCGTTCTTCGGCATCTCGAAGATCGAGCCCGTCAAGTTCCTGCAGTGGAACCTGAACGACTTCTGGAACATGGGGCAGGACTCGGCGCAATACAGCTTGCTGCCGATCACCATGGTCGACCCGCTGTCGAACCCGAACTACCAGTCGATGGTGGTGGGGCTTGCCGCGGTGTGGCTGACCGACCCGAACAAAACGAAGTTCGCGAACTTTCCCGCCATCTACAAGGACGCGATCCCGCTCTGCGAGAACCTAAAGCAGCAGATCAACGAGTCGATGGACGTCAACGACGCCATGCTCGGGAAGATGCCGACCGGCCGGAAGAACCAGGCGCAGATGGCCGCCATGGCGCAGCAGCAGGAATCGAACATCATCGACAACGCGAAGCGGTACGAGGAAGTCATTCTCAATCCTCTGCTCGAATGGATGTTCGAACTCGATCGTCAGTTCCGTACGGAGGAACTCACGGTCGAGGTACTCGGCGAACTTGGCGCGCGTGCCAACCTGCAGACGATCCCGCCGCAGGCATTCGGCGAGCGTTACTTCTTCCGCTGGTGCGGCACGTCGTACCAGCAAAACCTGCAGCGCATGCAGCAGATGATCGCGTGGATGAACGTGCTGCGCGGCATCCCGCCGCAGCAGCTCGACGGTCGTCGTCTGAACATCGGACCGATCCTCGAGTACGGCACTGAGCAGATCTTCGGGCCGGAGGTGGCGCCGCGCATCCTGATCGACGAACGGAACCTGTTCCATCTCGATCCTCAGGACGAGAACCTGATGATGCACAACGGGCTGCCGGCCGAGATCCACCAGGCCGACGACGATCGCGCGCATATCGCCGCGCACCTGCAAGCCGCGCAACTGACGGGCGATCCGCAGGGGTTGTTCCGCGCACACATCCAGCAGCATCAGCAAGCCATGCAGGCCAAGCTCCAGGCGCAACAAGCGCCCAAGCCGCCGCAGGGGCAACCGGGTGTGCCCGGCGGCGCTGGTCCGGGTGTCGCAGGCACGCCGCGCGCCGGCGCTCAGCCGGGGCAGCCGCGGCCGCAGGGACCGGCCGGCATGATTCATCCGGATCAGATTGCGTCACCGATGGCGGGGCCGCGATGAAACGTTTCGTGGCCCGGTGCACCCCGTGGGGAACCATCCAGACCGGCATTTTCTTTCGATCCCTGTCGGCGATCGAGAAGGATGCCGTGCTAGCGCATGAGCGTGCTCACCTGATCCATCTCGATCCGTGGCGTCGCCTCTGGTGGTTGCTGACGCTGCAACTGATTTTTCGCCCGGAATGGGTTTTCGCGCGCGTGCGCGAGCAGGAGCTGGCTGCTGATCGGTACGTAAAGGAGCAGGGTTTGGCGGCCGGCATGCGCATGTTCCTGCGTCGTCATCCGCACCCGGGAAGCGCGTTGCATCCGAGCTCACAGGAAAGACTGGAGGCGCTCCATGTCTGACGCATTCCGCATCGTTCCCCCGTTCATTCGCGCCGAAGGTAAGGACGCCCCGCCGGAAACCATTCAGGCAGCAGTGAATTCCCTTGCGCAACAGACTACCGTTGCGCTCAACCAGATTGGAACGGGTAGCGGCCCGATCTTCGGGGCAATCATGCTCGCGTGGTTCCAGAGCTTGCCGACGTCATTGCCGGCGCAGGCCGGTGTGCTCTGGAACAACGGCGGCACTCTCGCACTGTCGTGATCATGAAAAAATTCTTCGCTGCCACACTGGCGCTGCTCTTCGCCGTAACCGCCTTCGGCCAAAGCTATCCGAGCCCGACGTACAACAATGTCTTGATCAACGGCACTGCGACGATCCCGCACGCCGCAATCACCGGCGGCACAATCACCGGGTTGAGTTCCCCGTTGCCGGTTGCCTCCGGCGGCACGAACTCGGTCAGCGCAAGCGGTACGGCGCTCGACAATATCACCGGCTTTTCGTCGACGGGGTTCCTCACGCGCACGGGCGCGGGAGCGTACTCATTCCAGAGCCTCACGAATGGCATCACGCTCGGCAATCTGGCGCAGCAACCCGCCAATACCGTGCTCGGCAACGCAACGGGGTCCAGCGCCAACGTTACAGCGCTGACCGTTACCGGATGCAACGGCGCGGCTCAGGCGCTTCAGTGGACGAATGCCAGCGGTTTTGGCTGCAATTCGAACATCGCTACGTCGGGGGCAAACACCAACATCACGTCGCTGTCAGGATTGACGACGCCGCTTTCGGTCGGCCAAGGTGGCACCGGGGTGGCTTCATCGACCGGGACGGGATCGGTCGTGCTCGGCACATCGCCGACCATCTCGAGCCCGACGCTGAACGGCACGTACGCCGGTAGCATGACGATCCCGGCGACAAGCCTGACTTACACGGCGAGCGGCACCGGCGCGGTGTCGCAGACGCTTTCCAACCGTTTTGCGCAGACCGTGTTCATCGACAGCTTTGGCGCGGTCGGTGATGGCACGACCGACGATTCGACGGCGCTGACAAACGCGATGGCCGCGCTCGGCACGTCGGGCGGCCTTGTGTTCCTCGATTGCACGAAGAACTACGCGATCCTGTCGAATGTCACGATTCCCGCGAACGTTATGGTGAAACAGTGTGCAGGAGGCAACCCGGAGGGTACTGCGCTGTACACGACCCCACCTTCGCACATCAATCTCTCGAGCTCAGCTTCTATCACGATGTCGAGTAACTCAGCAATCGACGCAGTGATCATTCGCAGCGGGCTGACGATTCCGGTTCAAACGCCGAGTGCCTATGCCGGCACGGCAATCAAACTGGCGACAGGAGACGCAAACGACGTTCGGATAAATGCCCTCATCATCGGATTTGCGACGTGTGTTGACGGAACTAACGGCGGCGATCATCAGCGCTGGAATGTCGAATGCGATGCCAATCCGGCAGCTGGGGTAGGGGCGGTGATCATTGGTGCGAGCAACGACACCTCGTACTTCAAAATCCGAAATTGGCCGTGGGGTACGGTCGCTGCAACTTCGGCGACCAATACACGCTCAGGCATCGGAATTCAAGTATTGGCAGGCCCGAACGACGACAGTCGCATGGAGCTGTTCGATTACGGTCATGCGGTTGGTATCGACACGCGTGCCAACGGAAACGTGCACTACTCGCATGTCTGGTTGGATACGAATTCGACCATGGGGATGTACGTCTACAACAACAACCAGAGCAAATTCGATGTGCTCGAAGCCTGGACTACACCAGGAGTTGTGTTCCAAAGCTCTAGCAACCCAGCCATTGGCTATATGTATTGCAACAGCAATGGGGTGGCGAGCGCGAGCTGCATTTGGACTGCTGCTGCAGTAAGCCCGGTTGTCCAAATTTCAAGCCTCTACGTTGCACAATCGAGCTCTTACGCGATCAACGTTGGTTCGACCACTGCGAGAATCGCAATCGGAAGCGCAATTCTCACGGGCATCAACGGCGGCACCGCCCCGTACATTGTTGGGCCGGCCGGTTGGCTCGCAAACCAGGTCAGCATCGCGAAGGTTGCATATACGGACCTGCCCGCTGGCAACACATTATTCGGTGGCAACAGTCAATCTCTGCCGAACATCGAGAGCGCCGCACTATTGGCGCCCCCGGCGGACTACGACCACTTCCTGGTTACGGGCTCGACGACGATCACGAACATCTCGGGCTATTGGGCAGACCGGCGCTTGATTCTCACATTCGCCGGAGCACTGACTTTGACGAATAACGCCAACATCGCTCTGACGTCCGGAGCCAACATGACGACTGCCTCGGGAACGACGATCGCCCTCTGGTACGACCAGACAGGATGCGCGTGTTGGCGAGAAATGTGGCATCACTGAACATCGGCGCTTTTAGCATTAGGGAAACCGGAATAAAAAGTGCGGAACCCTGATCAGGAGATCATCGTGCGCAAAACCATTCTGGCCCGTCTCGTCGGCCTCGTCTTTCCGGCAGTCGGCGCCGGCAACCCGCCGAGCATCCCGGATAACGGTGCAATGCCCGATCAGATCGGCCTGTACAACGCGGTTCTGGGCATGAACCCGTTCCAGGAAACCGGCTACAACGTCGCCGCGAATACCTCCGGATTTACGCTCGCGGCTGCGCAGATCGCTGGCGCGGCCCAGAACTTCCTGAACCTCACGGGCGCACTCGGCGCCGGCGCCAACGTGCAACTGCCGACCGTAGCCACGCTGCTCGCGCAGTTACCGACGGTGGTTCAGAACGCCCCGATCGGCCTGAGCTTCCAGCTGCGCATCATCAACAGCTCCAGCGGTGCGTTCGCCTGGACGGTGACGACGAACACGGGATGGACGCTCGGCGGCACGATGACGATCGCACAGAACACCTGGCGCGACTTCATCGTCACCATCACCAGCGCGACGACTGCAACGCTTCAGGCGGTCGGTACGGGCACGCAATCGTAAGGGCCGCCATGAGCAAGCTCCTGCAGCGACTTCTCGGTTTCCTGTTTCCCGGCGTCGACGATGCCGATCCGGCGGATCTTGGTGGTGATGCTGGGGGCGGTGGCGCTAGTGCTGATGACTCTGGCGGCGCTGATCCTGGCGCTAGCGATCCCGCTGGCGATATTCCGGAGGACGATCTCGAATTCGATTTCGTCGAACCCACCGCTCCGGCGCGACGCACGACTACTGAAGCGGATCGGCTTGCGGCGCTCGAAGCAGAAGTAGAACGTCGCGGGCGCATGGTCGACGCATCGCGCTCGCTCGCGCCGACTGCACCTGTTGCTGACCCCGAGTTTCAGCGGGAGGAAGAACGGTTGCGCGACCCGAATCTGGATCCGATGGAGCGCTGGCAGATTCAGTCCAACCGTACGCTGCGCCAAAGCCAACAGGCCGCGCAGGCCGCGCTGTTCCAGGCGCAGGATTTGCGCGACCAGACCATGTTCGAATCGAAGATGGCAAGCGACCCGCATCGCGCGCGCTATCGCGATCGAGTCGAACAGGCGGTGCAGGACGAACGCCGCTCAGGACGGAACGTCTCGCGTGAGGCGGTCTACTACTACATGCTCGGCAAGGACATCGCGGACGGCAAGCTGAAGCCGAAGGCGAAAGCCAAGGCCCCCGCTGCCGACGTGCCGCGCGGCAAACCTCCAGGCGTGCGTTCGACCGTACCGCCGACACGCGGGCAAACCGAACACCAGAAGCGCGCCGCGCGGCTGGCCGACGTGAACATCTGACCAGCACGAGGACACCATGCTGACGAAAATTCTGGCCCTCCTGACGGGCCTCATGTTTCCGGGGGTGACGAACCAGTCGTCGAGTTTCACGGCTGACGTCGAAGCATACATTCAGGAAGAAGTCGAGCCGCTGGCGCGTCGCCAACTGGTTGCGTACCAGTTCGGCAAGCCGCTGAAGCTCGACACGAACCGTGGCACGACGTACACGGCATCGCGCTACCAGCGCCTGCCGCTGCCGTATGCTCCCCTGCAGGAAGGCGTCGCGCCCCCGGGTGAAGCGATGACGTTGCAGCAGGTCAGCGCCACTGCGCAGCAATGGGGCGATCGCGTCATCATCACCGATGTCGCGAACCTCACGATCAAGCATCCGCTGTTCCAGCAAGCGTGCGAGCTGGTCTCGCTGCAGATGCCCGAAACGCTCGAGCGCAACACGCTCAACACGCTGCTGTCCGCACCGCAGGTGAACTATGCCGGCGGTGCAGCCAACCGCGCCGCACTCACGTCGTCGAACGTGATGTCGCCGCACGAATCGAACCGCCTGTTCGCTTCGATGGCCGCCTACGGTGTGCCGCGCTTCAACGGCGACGAGCGCGAGGACATGATGATCGAGGCGGGCGCGTACCGCGATCCGTCCACGACGCCGCGCGTCAAGCAGCACTACGTCGCGCTGATCAGCCCGTTCTCGGCACAGGACATGCGCGAGAACGCATCGGTCCAGCAAGCCTGGGCGTACAGTGACGTAAACCGGCTTTACAACAACGAGCTGGGCGACTTCGGCGGCATCCGCTACTGCGAAACCAACATGATGCCGTACTGGACGGGTGCGGATGCGATCAACGGCACGGCGTCGACGTCGGGCGGTCAGCTCGCGACGGGCACGTACTACATCCAGGTCACTGCCGCACCGGCGCTGACGTCGGTCGAGCAGACGATCTACCAGGTGTCGTCGTCGATCGCAGTCACGGGCCCGACGGGCTCCATCTCGGTGACCCTGCCGTCGTTCCCGAACTACGTGTTCAACGTGTACATCGGGACGACCGCGAACCCGGCCAACCTCGCCACGGCGATCGGTAACGGCGTCCCGGTGACCGGCGTGCTCGCCGGCCAGGCGACGCAGTTGCAGCCGAACCAGACCGTCACGCTGACCGGAATCGGCGTCACACAGACGCCGCCGGCCGCCCCCGCGACCGGCGTGTCGGTGTTTCCGGTGATCTTCATCGGCAACCACAGCTACGGCCAGGTGCTGCTCGAGAACCCCGAGTTCCACTACCTGACCGGCGCCGACAAGTCGGACCCGCTGAACCAGACCCGAGTCGTGTCGTGGAAGGTGTTCTACGGCTCGATCCTGCTCAACACGGCCTTCCTGGCCCGCGTCGAATGCGGCTCCGCGTTCGCGCCGGGTTACCAAGGCGGTACCGTGACCACCCCGTAAGGAGTAACTGATGGCCGCACGTAACTCGCAGGAGCCGGGCAAACCGGCTCCCGAGTCGGCTGACGCCGACGAACTGCTTGGCGGCACCGCGCCGGCAGAAGAAAGCCGTGAAGCGCTGCTCGAGCGTATCAAGGCGCTCGAAGCCGAAAACGCCAAGCTCGGCGCGGCGAAGGACATCGCCGAGGAAGAATCGGCGCGCCTTTCCGCACAGGCACAGTCGGCGCTCCTGACGTCGGGCGTCGTCGAGCGCTATGCCGGTAAAGCCGAGGACGGCGAGACGGATCTCTGGTGGTATCGCATCGATCTCGCGCCGTGCGGCGGCGAGCACCTGAAGATCAACGGCACGCCGTATCTGCACGGCCACACGTACAAGTTCGACACGGACACCCTGCGCTCCATCAAGGAAATGGTCGCGCGAACCTGGGTGCACGAAAACGACATCAACGGCCACGCATTCAACCCGTATCGGCAGGCTCAGAACAAAGTGCTCGGCGGCGGCCCCGTGCCGGCCTGGGCGCGTCAGTAATTCTCCACCCCCGAAAGGAAGACCATGTCGCAAGCCTCTCAGGAAGTTACGGCTGCAACGGTGATCGGTAACTTCACGATCACGCTCCCGGCGCCGAACCAGGCGCAGCTCTCGGCCAGCGGTTACCTGGTTGAGGGCGAGGACAAGGCGTCGCTCGATGCCCGCATGGATACCGTGCGCGAGGCGCTCCAGCGCCAGCAACGCCTGCTCGAAATCCCCGTCCTCGAAGCCCACATCGAACAGTGGGAAAAGGCGCGTGACGACGTCGCGCGCGCGTACGCCGATCTGCTGGAACGCCACAACGCGAAAGCGGCCGGCAAAGCTGGTTCGAAGGCATTGTCGAGCCAGGAGCAAGCAAACCTGAAGAACGCACCCCAGCAGTTGAAGGGCATCGAGGCCGAGCTCGAGAAAGCGCGCAAGAAGATCGCCGACGCGCGCGCAGGGGCGTGAAATGGCCTACCTCCAGGCCCAGCAGATCGTCGCGCGCGCCTGCGCGATCGCCAAGGCGCCGGGATGGCTGTCGCAAGGCGGCATCTATCTGAATATGGTCCTGGAGGATCTTTGGCTGCACCGTGACCTGAAGATCAACCGTGTCACTGAATTCGTTACCGTGCAGGCGAACAACTACGGTCCTTTCACGCTGCCGTTGAATTATCTCCGGACGTACGATCTGTTCTTCCAGCAGAACAACCTGCCGTACTTCCTGCACCCGATTTCGCCGGAAGAGTGGGATCAGGAGTTCAAGGATCCTTCGATCGCGAACTACCCGTACGAGTTCATGACGCTGCTGTACGATGAGACGACGGCTCAGGCCAACAACTCGGCGGGTCAGCTGTTCATCTATCCGCAGTCGTCCGGGCAGATCGTCCTGACGCATCGGTACATGGTCAAGCAGCCGGACATCACGACACCCGAAACGTCGACGACGATTCCGTGGTTCCCGGACCAGAACTACCTGATCAAGGCCACCGCCGCCGAGCTGATGGGCGAGACGGACGACGTTCGTCAGGAGTCGTTCCGGGCTCAGTGCGAGGCAATGCTGCGCACGCACTTGATCATGGAGGGCGACGAGCAGCAGGTCGTCAAGTCGGTGCGGCTGGATCCGCGGCGCTTCCACACGAACCGCACGCTGAAGCCGACGAAGATCACGGACTAGGGCCATGGCGATCCGCAATGCGAAGCCGGTCCGGTTCACGCCGAAAGGGCTCTGTGACGCATTCGATGCCACGGACGCATTCGCCGGCGCCTGCCAGCTACTGAGCAACCTCGTATTCGACCAGGGCAATCCAGAAATTGTCGTTGCACGTCCAGGCGTCGGAAACGCTGCGACGACGTTCAGCGGGTTCACGTCTCCGACGTTCGTGTCGGTGCACTCGGTGATCGGAAATGTCGCGTACGGCATGGTGTCGAGCGGGCGCAACCCCGGGTTCGACGAGCCATTCGCGTACAACCTTGCGACGAATTCGTTCATCACGATCAGCGGCGTCACTTCGTCGAACGTGCCGGCGTCCCCCGCGACTACCGGCGCATGGACACCGCCGACGATGGCGGTCGTCGGCACGAAGATCCTCATCACGCACCCAGGATTCAGCGGGAGCGGTACGAACTTCTTCGGCGTTATCGACATTTCTAACCCCGCCGCGCCAGCGTGGTCGTCTTCGAATCTGGCCACGAACGGATTGACTGGCGTTCCGACGTCGGTCGCGAACTTCAACAACCGAGCCTGGTTCGCTGTCGGCAATACGCTGCAGTTCAGTGATCCGCTCGCGCCGCTCACGCGCACGAATGCGACGCAGGCCGTCACGATCGGGGATACGACACCGATCACCGCGCAGTCGGGGCTACCGATCCAGACGACGACGGCCGGTGTGATCGGAGCTCTGGTTGTCTTCAAGGCGAACCAGGTCTGGCAGGTCACGGGCGACCCTACAACGAACAACCTGGCGCTGAACTACATTTCGCTGACGACGGGATGTATATCGCCGCGCAGCGTCGTACAGGGTCCGTTCGGTATCTTCTTCGCGGGCGTCGACGCGCCGTACATCCTGAACTTCCTCGGCACGCTGGTGCCTCTGTCGAGCCGACCGGGAACCGACTTTCCGGCCGACCTGCAGGTGCCTTTCCAGAACACCACGCAGCCATCACGAATTGCCGCATCGTTCGCGGGCAACATCTACCGCACATGCGTGCCGACCCTGATCCAGGGCCAGCAGCAGACGAACGATTACTGGTACGACATCCGGCGAAAGCGCTGGACCGGCCCGCACTCGTTCATTTACGACTGCGCATCGCAATACGGTGAAGGGTTCGTGCTTTCGAGTTCGTCCCAGGGCGCCGCGCTGTTCGTTAGTACGACCATACCGACGTCGAACTCGACCTATCAGGATGCAGGCACGGCTTTTCTCAGTCACATGCGCTCGTCTGACTTCCCGAAGACCGGGCACATGCAGCAGCTGCAGGTCGTCGAGTCGACGATCGAACTGGGATCGACAGGCAGTCAGGTCGTTTTCAACCTGACTGCGCTGAACGACCAGAACAACACGATCACATCGACATACGTTAAAACGCCCGCCCAAGGATCGGTATGGGGATCTTTCACGTGGGGTCTCGCGAATTGGTCGTCGAACACCAGCATTCCCCACGTCTACACGATCCCGTGGCCGATCGCTCTCGTCTTCCAGAAGATGTCGCTCGATGTGACCGTGACACCGACGAATGAAGTGCAGATCGGGACTTTCTACGCACGGTATCAGGACGCCGGGTACACAAACCAGGGGTAATCATGGGCATCATCGGAACGCTTCCCGCCATCTTGCAGAACGGTACGACCGCCGATGCTTCGCAAGTCATGGCTGACCTGAACTACATAGTGAATCAGGTCAACGCGAACGCTATGGCAGCGGGGACGATTTCCCCGGGCTCGTTGGTTGGCATCCAGGTACTGACGGCATCCGGAACCTATACACCGACGGCCGGTGCAACGAAGGCGATCGTCGAAGCGGTGGGCGGCGGTGGCGCCGGCGGTGGCGCCTCATCCACCAACTCCGGTCAGTGGGCGTTTGGCGCCGGCGGCTCGTCGGGTGCGTACGGGAAGATCTTCATCGCTTCGGGGCTCGTCACGCAGAACGTGACGATCGGGGTAGGTGGGACGGGAACAGTTAACGGAACGGGCGGGAATGGTGGCCAAACGAGTTTCGGTTCTGGTGCAGGTGCGCTGCTGGTATGCCCTGGAGGACCAGGCGGGGCCCCCGGGGCCGCCGTAAGCGCCGCGGCGACCTCAGTTTTTGCGCCTCAGACGTCTGGCGCCGCCGCGCCTTCCGGAACCGGACGCTTCCTGTTTTCCACATCAGGAGGCAACGGTGCTGCGGCGTTTTCTCTCCCGAGCTATGCAATCGGGGGCGATGGCGGATCCAATCCGATCGGTCAGGGTGGCTCGGCGTTCAACGTATCGGCAGCAACTGGATATGGGGCTGGCGGCGCGGGTGCCAATAACGGCATTTCGCAGTCGGCCAAGGCTGGCCTCAATGGGTCGGCGGGCGTCGTCATCGTCTACGAATTCGAATGACGTAGGGAAACAAAACCACAATTCGCACAACTATCGGGGAAAACATGGGAAACCGGACACTCACCGAAGACGACGTCAAGGCGATCGCCGAACAAATCGAAAGCGGCATCACCCAGCGTTTCCAGCTCAACGTCGGTCGGGGTGTCCTCGGCCTAGCGTGGCGCGTTTTCATGTACGCCCTCGTCGCCCTTGCTGCATATGGAGCCGGCGGCGGGTTCAAGAAGTTCCTTTAGGAGAAAGTCATGCTCGAAGCGATCAAATCCGCCATCGAGGCGCGTTTCCAGGCGCTGGCGAATGACGGCCGCGCTTTCGTCGACAAGGTCGAGGAAATCGTGGGCCTCGGCAACGCAGCGAAGGAACTTACGGATCTCGAGGCGCGTGTGACGGCGATCGTCACGGATACCGGGGCCACCGCCGAGCAGAAGGTCGAGCAGATCCTGCACGCGGTGGGCAAGCTGTGAGCAGCTTCGACGACGCCTTCATCGCCCTCATGGGCAACGAAGGTGGGTATTCGAACAATCCCGCCGACCCTGGAGGCGAGACGATGTGGGGTATCACGGCCCGCGTCGCGCGTGCGCACGGCTATGGCGGCGACATGCATGCCCTCTCGCAGGAAATCGCCAAGCAGATCGCGAAACGGGTCTACTGGGATCCGTACTACTGCGACCAGTTCGACGCGCGCGTGGCTTTCCAGGTGTTCGACGCCGCGTACAACGGGGGCCTCCCTGTGACGTGGCTGCAGCAGGCGGCCGGTCTCGAACCGGACGGCCGAATCGGGCCGGTCACGATCGCCAAGGTGAACGCAACGGAGCCTCTTCGGATCGTCTCGCGCTTCCTTGCATATCGACTGAAATACCTGGCGGATCTGCACAACTGGCCTGCATTCAGTCACGGATGGGCGAACCGCATCGCCAATAACCTTTTGAAGGGAGCCGCGTGATGGGATTCCTCGATCCGATTTCCGCAGTCTCCGACGTCGTCGGGAAGATTATCGATCGCGTCTGGCCGGACCCCGCACAGGCTGCCGCGGCGAAACTTCAGCTGCTCCAGCTGCAGCAAACGGGCGAGCTCGCGCAAATCACCGGCCAGATGCAGATCAATCAGGCCGAGGCGCAAAGCAGCGATCCGCTGCAGCATTGGCGCGGCGGGATGGGCTGGGTGTGCGTCGCTGGGTATGCCTACAACTTCGTCGTCGAGCCGCTGATGAACGCGTGCGCGGCGATAGCAGGACACCCGATGAATCTTCCGCCGCTCGACCTCACGCAGCTCGCAACGATCACGATCGGCATGCTCGGCCTCGGCGGCATGCACGTCTATCAGCAGGTGAAGGGCGTCCAATGAACAACCTGATCAGGATCGGTGGAGGTATCGACACATCTCCCTTGCTGCTTGCGATTGCTCGCCAGCCGGGTCTGTGGAATCGTCACACCTTTCGAACAGATCGGGAGGGATCGCCCCATTCCGACGTATCGGATATCTGGCTTCGGTACAACGACGAAAAGCCGTACAAGGCGGCCGGCGATTACACGGGGTTCAACGACGCGCATGACGCGATTTTCTACCCCGAGTGGTACGCATTGCCGCAAGTACGACCGATCGTGTTCGGCCTGATGGCTCGAGTAGAAGGCACTCGCCTGGGCGGGATCCTGATTACTAAGTTGCCTCCTGGCAAACGAATCCTGCCGCATTCTGACGAAAGCTGGCATGTGCGGCATTACAACACGAAGCTGTACGTGCCGCTTCAGACGAACCCCATGTGTTGGAACCGAGTTGAGAACGAACGCGTCGTGATGGCGCCGGGTGATGTCTGGTACTTCGACAACACGAAGGAGCACGAGGTGGTCAACGAGGGCGACGACGATCGGATCACGTTGATCGTGTCGATTCGGTGCGAGAAATGACCATCAAACATCACTTCACGGCAGGCGGTGTATATGCGCGCGAACAGACGCTTCGAGCTGGCGAAGAAGTGCAGAAGCACGTGCACGACTACGACCATCTGAGCTACCTCGCGCACGGTACGGCGATGCTCGATGTGGAGGGCGAATTGAGCGTGCTGCACGGCCCTTGCATGCTCGAGGTGAAAGCAGGTCGCGCGCACCGGATTACCGCAGTGACGGACCTGACGTGGCTCTGCATCCATGCCGAAAGCGTAGCGGATCCCGAAACGTTGATGAAGGGGTGAACCATGCCATTCGCAGCTGCTGTAGGCGCTATCGCTTCTCCGATCATCGGAGGACTCGTATCGGGCGGCTCCTCACCGAGCGTGTCCGGCGGGGGCCCGTCTTACTACACCCCCACGGGACTCGGTACGGCTGACACGACGTGGCAGAACCTGCTGTCGAACATCAACAACATCTACAACACCGAGAACCTGAACCAGTACGGGCTGAATTCCCTTCAGCAGGGTACCGCCGCCGCGTGGCAGTACGGTCCGCAGTATCAGAACGCCGCGAACGCCGCCGGCATCGGGTACACGAACGCCGGCAACGCGTTGACCAGCCTCGGCAATCTCGATCTGATGACGCAGGGCAACCTGCTGAACGCAGGCCAGAACGTCTTCCAGATGGGGATGGACCCGCAAAACGCGCTTTACGATCGCACGCTGAACAACGTACAGCAGCAGGTCAACGCGAACAACTCGATGTATGGCCTGGGCTCGTCTGCCGCTGGCGCCGGGGTGGCAAACCAGGCGCTGTCGAATTTCAACATCGACTGGCAGAACAACCAGCTGTCGCGGGCGCTCCAGGGTCTGCAAGGTTACGCCGGCGCCGCCAACACGGCGGGAAGTTATGGACAGGCTGGCGCAAATGCCCTGACGCTGGCGCCGCAGTACACCCTGGCAGGCGGGTCGACGCCGTACAACACCGCGCAGACGATCGCGGCCACGCCGGGATCGCTCGCGAATACGTACGGTTCGTTCCTCAACCAGAACGTTTATGGCCCGGCCGAAGGCATGATGAGCTCGATCATCCCGTACATGAACTACGGCGCTGGCGCGCAGTCGGTACCGTTTCAGCAGCAAGTCGATAACGCGCAATCGATGGGCAAATCCATCGCAAGCGGCTTAGGAGGGCTGGGTTCGGCAATCGAGAACGCTGGCGGCTTCGGCAACTTCTTCAACGGTACGACCGGCTCGTTCGGTGGTGGGGATTTCAGCGGCGCGTTCACGTCGAACCCGTATTACTCGGGTGGCGGCAATTCGTACGGATTCACGATGGGGTAAGCCATGGCCGGGGTAGTAAACTATTTCGATGCTGCCATGAGTGGGGCCCAACAGGTACAGGATTACCTGTGGAAGCGTCAGTACGCTCAAATGCAGATCGCGCAGTTCCAACAGCAACAACAGGATCGTCAGCGACAGCAAGCCGCTCTTGAAGCTGCTGGCAATGCGTTGCCTATGTTGCTGAGTCAGCAGGGGCAACCTGCGCAAATGTTTCCTCCTCCGCAGACGCCGAACCCCGGTCAGCCGTCGGTACCGATGCAACAACCATCGTCGGGCATGCTGCAAGCCCCGCCGATGACCGGCAACACGCCCCCGTTGCCGCCTGGGATGCCCGCAGGCATGTCACGGGCTATTGGCACTCCTGGTAAGCCGCCATTGCCTCCGTTTCAGCCTCTACCGAGCGGGGGATCGCCGGCTCAGTCCACGCCGCCGCAAATTCCTGCGCCGCCGTCGAATGCCCCCGGTCCGACGCAGCAGGCGCCCGGGCCGCTGTCGCTTGAGAGTGCGATCAAAGTCCTGAAGGATCAGGGCTTGTCCGGCGCTGACCTTATGGCCGGTCTGCAACAGCTGACACCTATCCTCGACTCCCAGGCAAAACAACAGGCTGCGCTGATCCAACAGCAGTTCACCCGCGAGCTGCAGATTGCCCAGCTGCAGGAGCGGTACGACGCTCTGCGCCAGCGCGCCGAGGACAATGCGCTGAATCGCGAAGATCGTCGGGAAGCTCGCGCAGAGTCGAATGCGCTTCGCGCTGAATCTATCGCACTGCGGCGACAGACTCTCGCGATGGCAAATGGCGATGACGCGAAGTTCTCTCCAGAAGACCTGAAGTTCCTGGCGGAACAGGCGCGCGCCGGCGATACGTCGGTCTACCAGAACCTCGGCCGTGGTGCTCAAGGTGCGAGAAACATCATCGCGCTGCGACGGGAGGTGATGCGTCAGGAGCGCGAAGCGGGCGGTACGGGTGCAGACATCGCGGCAGCAAACGCTGGATTCCAGGGCGAGAAGGCGGCTGCACGAACAGGCGCTACGCGTGCGGCGAACATCGGTATGGCCGTCGCGGAAGCGCAGAAGACCTTTCCGCTCGTACGTGCGGCGTCGGCCGCGCTGCCGCGCACCGAGTTTCCGGGCGTGAACCGAGCGCTGCAGGCTGCACAAACGGGAAGCGGAGATCCGCGCGTAGTCGCCTTGGGGACAGCCCTCAACACGTCGATCAACGCATACGCACGTGCGATCAGCCCCACTGGCGTGCCGACCGTTGCGGACAAGGAGCATGCTCGCGAACTTCTTTCCACGGCTAGCACGGACAAGCAGCTCGACGCAGTGCTCACGATGATGGAAAAGGAGATGGCCGCGGCTCGTCAAGCACCGACTGAAGTGCAGGCACAACAGAAAGCACGCATTTCTGGTCGTGGAGAAGGCGCTCCTGCCGTCGGCACGATCGAGGGTGGCTACCGCTTCAAGGGTGGAGATCCGTCGAAGCAAAGCAACTGGGAGAAGATGTAATGGCCGGCCCGTGGGAGAAGTACGCGCAGGATACTGCGGCGTCGGCGACGGGGCCGTGGGATAAGTATGGCCCGACTGCATCCGTGGCGCCGCGCGATCCGATCGCACCTCTCGATCGTTTGCCACCCGATACGCCGTCGTCTAGCACGATGCCTCAGCATGCGGACACCATCGCGGAGCGCCTTCTAGGCCTGGGCAAGAGCGCGGTGGGTCTCGGCGAGGCAGGTCTGTCGGCCGCAACCGGCGTACTGGCGGCTCCATTGGGCGCTGCGTACGGAATCGGAAAGACGCTTAGCAGCGGGAAGTACGGCACTCAGCAAGGGATCGAGGAAGGTGAGAAAGCGGGCACCGCGCTGGCTAACAGGCTGACGTATCAGCCGCGCACCGAGGCCGGACGGGCCGACGTCGAAGCACTCAGCAACTCGGGCCTGATGCACGCATTGCAGGGCATGCCGGTCGAATCCCCGATGCTCTCGCGCATCCCGGAAGTGCCGCGCGGTGTGTTGGCCACAGGTGAAGGCGCGGCCGGAGCCGCCCGTACAGGAGCGAACGCCGTCGGCCGTAGTGCCGTGCGCGCCGCTTCTCGTGCACTTCCCGAAGTCGATCCGGAGACGCTTCGGCTTGCGCGAGAAGCTCATGAAATGGGCTTCCGCTTCCGTCCTGACCAGATGTACGAGAACAAATTCGGGCGAATCGCCGGTCAGCTATCGTCGGACGTGCCTTTCTCCGGTGAGACGTCCGCCGCGAATCAGCGCGTCTTCAACCAACGCCTGATCCAGGCGATCGGCGGGGAAGGCGACAAGCTGACGCGCCAGGTGTACGCCAACGCGATGAAGAAGTCAGGGAGCGAAATCGACGCAATCACGTCGGCGCACAGTATCCCGGTCGACAACGCATTTCTGAATCGCTTGCAGCGTGCGAAGGGCAATCAGTTGCCGGAAGTTCAGGGCGTTGTGCAGGGCTATATCGACGATCTCGAAGCGTTGGCCGGCCCACGCCAGAAACTAGCCGGAGGCGGCGCGACGTCAGCCGCTCGGCAACTCGACGGGGCTAAGCTTCGGCCGTTCCTGACGAAGCTCAAATCCGCCATCCGCAGTACGTCCAACGGAGATTTGCGGCACGCGCTGAGTGACCTGCAGGGTGAGATCGAAGACGCTTTCCTGCCTCAGCTGTCGCCGGACGAGGCCGCGCGCTACGCGGCTGCCCGCCGGCAGTACGCTATCGGGAAGACGATCGAACCGCTCGTGGCGAAGTCGCCGGGCGGCAACATCAGCCCGAAGGCGCTGATGGGCGCGGTCACGTCGAACGCGTATGGCAAGCGCGCGATGGCGATGGGTCAAGGCGGCGAGCTCGGCAAGTTGGCGGACATTGGTTCGCTGTTCCTGCGCGAGCCGGGCACGTCGAACACCGCCGAGCGCGGCATCGTGGCGGGTCTTCTCGGCGGCGCGGGCTTCGGGGTGAACCCCGCAGCCGCCGCGGTGCCGTGGGCCGCGGCTAACCTGTACAACCGCGCTGGCCCCGCCATCACCGAACAACTCCTCCAGCGGCCGCCTGCCCCATGAGAATTCTCGCGATCGACGTCGGTTCGAACTGCCTCGACTGGCTGATGCGTTGCCAGGAGTGGGGGCATCAGGTCCTCTGGTACGACAAGCCGCGCCCGGACGGCACCGACCGCCACGCGGGCGAAGGCATCGTGCCGAAGATCCGCGACTACGACGAGCTGCGCCGGAAGTGGCTCGGCTGGGCCGACCTGATCTATACGCCCGACAACGTCAGCTATCTCGAGATGCTCGAGCCGTACCGCCGGATCGGCTACCCGATCTACGGCTGCAACCTGGCGGCGGTCGAGTGGGAACTCGACCGCGAGGCGGGGCAAAAGGTCATGGAGGAGTGCGGGATGCGCATCATCCCGGGCAAGACGTTCCACGACTACGAGGCCGCGATTGCCTACGTGAAGAAGGAGGGCAAGGCGTTCGTGTCGAAGCCGTCCGGCGACGGCGAACGCGCGATGTCCTACGTGGCCGACAGCGCCGCGGACATGGTCTACATGCTCGGTCGCTGGAACAAGATCGACAAGTACCGGTCGGCGGCGCGCAAGGACGGCTTCATCCTGCAGGAGAAGATCAGCGGGATCGAGATGGCCGTGGGCGGCTTCTTCGGTCCTGATGGATGGTCTAAGGGCTGGGTCGAGAACTGGGAAAACAAGAAGCTGATGAACGGCGACCTCGGCGTGAACACCGGCGAGATGGGCACCACGGTGCGCGTTGTCCGGCAGTCGAAGCTGGCCGACGAGGTGCTCAAGCCGGCCACCGAGCATCTGAAGCGGATCGGGTATGTCGGCTACGTCGACGTGAACTGCATGATCCCGACCGATGGAAAGGGCCCGTATCCGCTCGAGTGGACGATGCGCGACGGCTGGCCGATCCGCCACAACCTGACTGCGCTGATCGAGGGCGACCCGGCGCAGTGGATGGCCGACAAGATCCAGGGCCGCGACACGCTGAAAATCCGCATGGACGAGGTGTGCGTTTCGGTGCTGATGGCGCTGCCGGACTTCCCGTATTCGAAGATCACGAACAAGGAGCTGTGCGGGATCCCGATCTACGGTGCCGAGGACATGGAGCACCTGCATTTCTCCGAGGTGATGATGGGCGTCGCGCCGCGCGAGGTGAACGGGAAGGTGGTCGATCTGCCGGGGCCGGTGACGGCCGGCGACTATGTGCTGATCGCGACGGGCACCGGCGAGACGATCACCGGCGCGCGGCGGTCGGCCTACAGCGCGATCAAGAAGGTGAAGATCCCGAACAGCCCGTTCTACCGCACCGACATCGGCGTCGGCCGGTTGAAAAAGCAGCTGCCTGAGCTGCAGGCCATGGGGTACGCGAAAGGGTTGAGTTACTGAAATGAGGCGATCCATGCGATCCGGTCTGATCTCCGAGGAATCGATCAAGACCGCACTGACAGAAGCCAAGGGGGACATTTTCCTTGCCTCGTCTACGCTCGACTGTACCGCCCACGAACTAGACTCGTATATCCGTGCATCTGCCGAACTTCAGGGGTTTGCCGCGGCGATCGAGAAGGTCAAGATCGATCCCGCTTATTCCCGGATGAGCAGCGAGCAGTTCGAGGCTCGTATCGCGGATCTGACTCGAGCGTACAAGGTGGTGGGCATCGAGGAACTTCACGGTTTGGCGACGATGGACCACAAAGACAGTGCTGCCATGGCGAAGGTAAAGCTGCAGGCCGCCATTGCGCTGAGGGGCGGGGAGCAACGCGCAGTGGGAGATCGAGAAATCGACCTGGCATTATCTGAATTGAACCAGCTCTACCACCAGAACGCCCCGCGGATCAAAGAGATCCGACAGACTGTCGTCAAGCTTGAAGATGGTCGGGAAGCGTCTCAACAAGTGATCGAACTTCGGCCAGATCAGCAATAGCGGCTTCGCGCTTGCGCTCGATGAGGTCCCAATCGGGCTCGTTGCTCTGATAGACCTGCCACTTAGTCAACGAGACGTGCCCGAGGCGCGCCATCTCCTTGATTGCAGCCTTGTGGCCTTCCTCACGGATCACCTTCTTGAGCTCCATGCGGCCGCGTTCGATCCAGTCCCACGCAGGCAATAAGCCGGACGCTTCAGGTGCCAATCGCGGACGAATTTCCCATTCCTCTACAGGCTTGAGGCTCTTGCGCATGTAAGTGAGCCTCTGACGCGGAATGCCCGTCTTCGCAGCGAGCTCCTCGTCGGTCATCCTCTGTCCTCGGCATGCGGTCCAAATCGCGCGCAGGTCTTCGGCGCCCGGTGTGCGGAGATCAATGCATTCCTCGTGCACGCGCCAAGTGTGCGGGACCGGGATAACGGCATATTCGGACGTATTCACGTAAGAGCGGGTCAGCCGATCCATCGTCATCGGGCATTCCACGAAGACGAGGACGTCGGCAGGACCGGCCCGGTCGGAATACGTGTAGCGGTCCAGTAACACACCACCGTTGTCCCTCCACCTCGCCAACTGCCCGTCGCTCGCGCGGTCCCACCACGCCCACACGTAGAGAGGTAGATCGGCGATCGCCTTGCTCTTGAAGTAGACCGGCTTGATGGTTGTATAGCCGCGGTTCACGTGCACGTGAGTGAAGCCCGCGAACGCCTTACGGATGGAGCCGGCTGGATCGAGAGTGGAATAGAGCTTCAT